GCAAACTCGTGTAACATTCGGTGGAAATCGTTCCGCCGGATAATTTCAAAAGGATCTAAGCAATGGCAAATATCAATGCCACTTTCGGGCTCCGCCCGTATCGTATGCTTGGAAGCGGCGCAAACACCAACGGTGATGCCACCTACAACATTCAGACCGCAGCAACTGCGGGTACGTCCAGTGTAATCTACAATGGCGCACCTGTTATTCCGCTGACAAACGGCATGATTGACGTTCCCGGCAATGCTAACGGTGGTACTGTCCCTCTTCTGGGTGTGTTCCTCGGTTGTAACTATATTGATCTGACAGGTAAGCCTCGCTGGTCGCCATATTGGCCCGGTACGGCTGCGGCCTATGCTAACTCCATCGCTACTGCGACTGTTGTCAGCAATCCGGACCAACTGTTCCTGATCAATACTGATGCAGCAGCAGCAGACTCCATCGTCCATGCAAACGCCAATTTTGTGACTGCCGTTACCGGTAGCACTGTATCGGGTTCGTATGCTAAGTTGGGCGTTTCGACGGTTAACACTACCAACACCCTCAACCTCCGCATCATTGGCTTCGAAGATACTCCTGCCAATGCTGATCCTGCGGTTGCTGGTCGTCTGGCAATTGTGTTGCTCAACAATCACTTCTATCGCTACAATGCCAATGGCACTGGCGCGGGTATCTAAGGGGATTATGAACAATGGCTATTACTCGTTCACAACTCCTCAAAGAGCTTGAGCCTGGCCTCAATGCACTCTTTGGGATGGAATATGATCGTTATGACAACGAGCATGCTGAAATCTTCGACACGGAAAACTCTGACCGTGCCTTCGAAGAAGAAGTTATGCTGGCTGGTTTCGGTCAGGCACCTGTAAAGGGTGAAGGTGCAGCAATCGCGTATGACACCGCTGGTGAATCATACACTGCCCGCTACACCCATGACACCATCGCACTGGCTTTCGCGATCACCGAAGAAGCTGTCGAAGATAACCTCTACGACAAACTCTCGGCTCGTTATACCCGTGCGCTGGCCCGTTCGATGTCCAACACCAAACAGGTGAAGGCTTCTTCGGTTCTCAATAACGCTTTCTCCTCGTCCTATCTGGGCGGTGACGGTAAGGCGATGATTGCTTCTGACCACCCAACCTTCGGTGGCGGTACTTTCTCGAACACCCCAACTACTCAGGCTGATTTGAACGAAACCTCGCTTGAACAGGCTCTGATTGATATCGCAGCTTTCATCGACGAACGCGGCCTCAAAATCGCTCTTCGTGGTATGAAGCTGATTATCAACCCAGCTCTCCAGTTCACCGCCGAGCGCATCCTGAAGTCCGAACAGCGCGTTTCGACCGCTGATAACGACATCAATGCTCTGCGTTCGGGTGGTTATCTGCCACAGGGCTTCACTGTCAACCACTTCCTGACAGATCCTGATGCGTTCTTCATCAAGACTGACGCACCAAACGGTCTGAAGCACTTCGTGCGTAGCCCGCTGAAGACTGCAATGGAAGGCGACTTTGAAACGGGCAACGCTCGTTATAAGGCTCGCGAGCGTTACAGCTTCGGTTGGTCTGACCCCCGTGCGATCTACGGATCGCAGGGCGCGTAAGCATCCGAAAGGTGAGCTAAAATTAGGGGGTTGGCCTTGTGTCAATCCCCTTTTTCATATAGGCTAAATCTGTCCGGGTTTTCCGGCTATGTTGACCGTCCCGGCGGACGCTGCACAGACAACATGGCTTACATCGTGCGGGAGTAAATACGATGGGTTCAACTACTTTTTCAGGTCCAGTTACATCGAAAGCTGGCTTTATCACTGGCACAGATGCCAACACAACCGTTACCGCAGCTACCCTTACGGTAGACTCCACCTACAACGGTCAAATCATCAACCTCAGCCTTGCTGCCGGTATTACCGCTACTCTTCCTGCGGCTACGGGTTCGAATGCAATGTATCGTTTTGTTATTGCAACAAGCGTTACAAGCAACAGCTACAAAATTCAGGTGGCTAACGCGACAGACGTGATGATTGGAACTGCAAGTGTTGCGGGTACAACGGGTACAGTCTTCGGGACAGTTCCAGCTTCTGACACGCTTACAATGAATGGCACCACGACAGGTGGTCTTGCGGGTTCATACATTGAAGTTATGGACGTTGCTGCCGGTGAGTTCATTGTTCGCGCCAACCTCCTTGGTTCGGGAACTGTCGCTACTCCGTTTAGTGCTGCCGTATCATAAGTCGGGCGGGAGAAATCCCGCTCCTCTTACAGGGAGATAATTATGGCTGACACAGTAGCAACACAACTGATTTACGATGGCGCAAAACAAGCCATCATGAAGTTTACCAACGCCTCGGATGGCACTGGCGAAACCACTGTCAAAAAGGTAGATGTGGCCACACTTTCCTCCTATTTGGGGAAAGCGTGTTCAGGTGTCCAGATTGATCGCATCTATAGTCTGACGCATGGGATGGAAGTACGTTTGTTTTGGGAAGCCACAGCAAACGTAACCATCTTGACCGTCCCCCAAAACGACATGCAAACCATGTCGTTTGAAGACTTTGGTGGGTTGGACAACAATTCAACCACAGGTAAGACGGGAAATATCCTGTTTTCAACCTTGGATGCCAGTGCTGGGGATGCTTACACAATCATCCTTGTCATGCGTAAACTTTACTAAGTCGGGCAGGGTGTGATGAACGTATCCATTGATCTTGTATGGAACATGCTTCACACCCTCCTCATCGTCCCGATGGGGTGGGTGCTAGTGTATCTCAACAGCCAGCAAAACCAACTCTGGAAGACCGTATCGGAAACCAGAGAAAAGTACGTTACAAAAACAGAATTACACAGCGATCTAGCCCTGATACATAAAAGGTTTGATCGTATTGAAGAAAAAATAGATCGTCTCATTGCAGACCATCTTGTCAAACGCTAGGAGAACTACGATGGCCCTCATGAAACCCCCCGGTAAAAACGATTCGATGCCCAAGCGTATTCGTCAACGCGCCATGAATATGGCTATGTCCAATCGCCGTGGTGCTGGTGCGCCTATGCCTCCCGCCATGGCAGATGCAGCAATGATGGCTTCTCCCGCCGCTGCTCCCATGTCTCCTCCAATGAGTGCGGCTCCTCCTATGAAAAAGGGCGGAGCTGTAAAGGAAAAAGCCAGCGGTGAGCGTTATGCTTCTAAAGGTGCAATGAAGAAGCACGAAACTGGCGAAAGCAAGTCCATGGAGCGCAAAGAAGATAAGATGCGCGGCGGTGGTATGGCTGTCAAAGGTAAGGGCGTAGCTCTTCGTGGTGGCGGTGTTGCTACTCGCGGCATGGGCGTGGCCATGAAGAAGGGCGGCGTTGCCAAACGTCCCGGTCTGATGGTCATGATTGCCGTTGGCAAAGGTAAAAAGAAATGAAGAAGCCTACGAAGGCTCAGGCCAAAATCCAAAAAGTACTGCACGAGTTCAAGACTAAAACCTTGCACACGGGTAGCAAGAAGGGTCCTTTGGTCAAGTCTCGTAGTCAAGCAATTGCCATCGCTCTTTCCGAGGCTGGCAAATCCAAAAAGGGTAAATAAAATGGATAAGATGCGTTCCCCTACATCTGATTTTGAAGGCATGATGAAGCCCCGCAAGAGCGGAATGGTCAAGAAGAAGGCAATCAAGATGGCTGGTGGCGGTGCTGTTCGCGGTGCGGGTTGCGCTACGAAGGGCAAAGGGAAGATGAGGATGTACTGATGGCTCGCACAGGTAATAAATCCAACACGGGGTTAATGAACATTGGTATGTGGGAAGGGTCCAAAAAGGACGTTGCCCAAGATACCAAGCTGGCCAAAAAGCACGGCATGACTAAAGCGGAGTGGGAGAAGTCCAGCTTGGATGAGAAGCACGATACCCAGAAGTCCATGAAAGGATTGCGTGGCGGCGGCATTGCAACCCGTGGTATGGGCGTAGCTCTCAATCATGGGGGCTCTGTTTGCAAGGCTGGCGGCGGCATGGTAACTCCTAAGGGGGCTGGCGTAGGTCGGTCGAAAAGCTGCAAGGTAAGCTAAGATGGCAACTTCCGGCACGAAGACGTTCAACCTCGATCTAGGTGAATACATCGAGGAAGCTTTTGAGCGGTGTGG